CAAGAGGTTATTGACCTCATTGAAACACTTGGTCACGGACAGGTAAATAAACCTAAATTTGACTTGCCAGAACCTTTTTCACATATAACTTCAGAAGAACAAACACAATAACATTATACTATTATGGCCGATATCCTCAATTCCGCCCTCACGGGTGAAGCAGACTTCGCTGGTGCAGTTTTCGGAACCCCGACTCCAGCAGAACCGACCCCCAATGAAACTCCCGCACCCGAAACCCAAGAGCCAGAGCAAAACCCCGCAGCCGAAGCGGAAGCTCCCAAGGAAGAGAAAAAAGCTCCCGTCAAAGCGGAACCCAAGGCCGAAAAGAAACCAAAGGCCACCAAGGAAGAGACGGCCAAAGCCGTAGAGACCGCCACCAAAGAAGCTTTTTCAGAAAAGACCGAAGATAGTTCAAATGAAAATGCTTCTGATGACGATCTTCCCTTAAACCCCCACTTTTCCGACAAGTCTATTGCCGATAAGCCCGAAGGCGATGATTCCGAAAAAGGAGTCTCAAGCTGGAAAGAGATCAAATCTGAAATGAAAAAAGCCCGTGAAGAGCGGGATCGCCTTAAGGCCGAACTGGACGCCGAAAAACAGAAGGTCGGACAATACGAAGGACAGGAGATCAAGGGCCTTCAGGAGCAGATTGATGGTTATAAAACCCAGATTACGCAGCTTGAGGTCGAGCTACAGAAGGCCAACTTCCAACGCCATCCCAAGTACATCCGCGAGGTTGCGGAGCCTCTGGGCGGCATCCAGAACAATCTAAAGTCCATTGCAGAGGCCAATGATGCCGACTATTCCAAGCTCTGGAATGCCATTGCCGAGCCCGACACTCGCAAACGCGCCGAAGCTCTGGAAGACCTTATTGGAGACTTCAAGCGCATCGAACAGCTTGAAGTGGTCAAAATGGCCGACAAATACCATGATCTGGCAAGGGTTCACGCCTCCATGGAACAAGACTCCCAGAGGTACGCCGAGGCCGATGCCGCAGAAAAGGCCAAGCAAGAACAGGAGTTTATTGAAAATGATCGTAGGCTCCAGAAGGCTTTCACAGCCAAAACTTGGACTAATCTTGAAGATCGTCACTCGTTCCTCCGCGAAATGGACGGTCAAGATGATTGGAACAGCCATCTGCGTAACGCCAAAAAGATTGCCTCTGAAACCGACCTTGATCGTCTCAAGGTGGAAGACCGCTCCTCTATTCTGGCCAAGGCCGCTATTGTCCCCTTCCTAGAAAGCGCGATTAGCCACTATGCCTCCCGACTGGAGAGTGTTGCCTCCGAAAAAGACGCAAAGATCAAGGAACTTCAGACCCAGCTTGATGGTTTTGTCAAAGCCACTCCTTCCTTGGGTAATGCCACGGAAGCTGAGTCAGACTCTGGAGATGACGAAGACGCTGATAGCCTAATGAACTTTGGCAAAACTATTTTGGGTCGGCGTTAATTTTTCCCTATTGACAAATAGCTGAGTTTATAATAACTTACGCTCAAGACTTAAGTCCGAGTTGGTCGCGGATACCTCGCTGGCGGGTTAGCCTTCAAAATTTGTTGCCGTAAATCTCTGGTCGCGGCCCAGAAAATCAACCGATAGATAGGCATTCTATGCCTTGATATCAAACCTAACCCTTAAATTAAATAGAAAGAAACTAAACAAATGTCAGCACAAACTGCTACTACCTGTGAGGCCATTTCCGATAATTTCCAGAGAGAGACTGGACGTATCGCCCTTGGCACTCATCGTTTGGGTCTTTATAAAGATCCGTATCTGCGTTTCGTTACGCAATCTGCGTTCCCCGATCATATGGGAGCCATCGTCACCAACACCATCGCCCAGCGCACTGTTGCCACTGGCAGCGGTTGGGAAGATGTGGGTGTCACTGGCGTCTCTGGTCAGGACGATTCCTGCTTGCCGCCCGTCAAAAAGGTTGGCTATGCCTTCGATCAGAAAACGTTCAAGCTCCGTCATCAGGCCATTGAGTCTGATTGGATCTGCTTGGAAGACGTTCGCACTTCGGCGTTCCCGATTGATGATGTCAACAACTACATCAAGATCCTTGCCGACAACGTCAACAAAGAGTGGATTGAGCGTTATGACAACGACTACTACGAGACAGTCACCAAAGTCTCTGTGGAACCTGGCCTTGCCGAGTCCACGGGAAGCTCGTTTGGCTCCTTGCCGAACCCGACTTCCGTCCTCACGATTGGCGTTCTTCGCGAACTCTATGATCGTCTCTACCAGAACAACGCTGGTGATGACGGTGATGCGGTGACCGATGACGGTTCGCCTGTCTTCAACGTGTTTGCCGAACGCGCCACGATTGAGAACCTGATCAAACTCAACGAAGATGTCCGTCAGGACATTCGTTGGAGTGATCGCGTTAACGATCTGCTTGGAGCCAACGGTTCCTCGCTCCTGCCCCGTAAGGCTTATGGTGGATTCGTGTTCCACAGCCGTCCGTTCCCGAAACGTTTCAACGACAACGGATCTGGCGGTTACACCGAAGTTGCTCCTTATGTCTCCACGACTGGTGCGACCAAGGGAACCAAGTTCATCATCAACCCCGCCTACAAGGCTGCGAAATACACCTCCACGGTTGTTTTCCATCCGAAGGCAGTTGAGTGGCTCGTCCCGAACCCGAACCTTCGTGTCGGAAAGCTGGTCTATGATGCTCAGAACTATCGCGGAGATTTCCGCTGGGTCAACGAGTATGATAAGAACTGCAACCCTGACAAGAACAGCGGTTACTGGCGTGCCAAGATGGCTGTCGCGGCGAAGCAGATTTTCCCCGAATTCGGGTTCTATATTCTGCATCTCCGTTGCAACCTCGCCAACGACCTCGTTGCTTGCCCTAGCGGCAGCGGCTACGGTTACTTGGTCTAATAGCTAGTCTCTATTCATCAAGGCTTGCCTTGGAGTAAAATCTAAGGCAAGCTCTATGAGGAGAGAATAACTATTATGAAAATCGAAATACCTGAAGGCTACACCCTGCCCGAAGACGTTCAAGATGGCGGGACTCTAGAAGAACTCGTCACCTTTAAAGTCGAAGGCGAATACCTTGTTCCTACCATGATTGCTGGCGTCGAGATCGCGGCTGAAGAGGCCGAAAACGAAGCCGACACCATGGAAGAAGAAGCAACCGCCGAGATGGAGGAAACTCCGATGCGCGGAATGGGTGAGCGAATCATGGGCATGGCTTAAAGGACGGAGACCATAGGCTATGGCTCTCCCTACTTTAGATGCGGTGTTTGCTTCGGCGGCGGATCTGCCCCGAAGGATGATGTTGGCTCAATGGCTGGTTAACATCCAGTATTCGGGGTCGGTTGCCGATTACGCCACTCTCCCAGAACGTTATCTCTGGGCCAAGATTGCCGTAGCCGCAGGAGCACCCAAGACCGAAGCGGATTATATTAGTCTTCCGAATAATTATGTCTGGAAAGCCATTTATGATGCTGCTTCTGGAACATCCAACGGATTATTGGACTGGAATGAGAAAAGGGCACTAGGGCATATAGCAGCAGCCTATCGCGGAGATACTGGAAATGCTGGAGCCTTGGCTACCTATATAGACTGGCCTTGGCGATATCAAGTGGCTTCTATTATTACCAACACAGCCATAGACGCAGATGCTCAATCGTTTATTACAACAAGCGGGGCCACCGATAAAGAGGGAATAGATCAATTTGTCAAAGGAATAAAAAATCTTGGACTGTGGAGCTCAATGGTCTGCTGGCCGCTGCGCTCTACGCAAAACGCAGGCACGGGCACTACGGTATATTCTCTTGGCGGGCGCGGCACGTTTAATGGAACGCTGGTTAATGGGCCGACTTGGGGAACGAATGGGATTGATTTTGTTGGTCTTAACCGAAATATGGGAACGTCCCTTAGTTTTTCACAGCCACAAACAATATTTTTTGTTTTTGCAAGAGCTAGTATTTCTGTTGTTCAACGTATTTATGGGCCAAATAGTGAATTGTCCCTAATTAGAAGTAGTGGGGGTTCGATACTGGCTAGTGCTGGTAATAGCATAACTGTAGGAACAATAACAATAGATAACGCAAATCTATTTTATACATCACAAATAGAATTTAACGAAGTAAATAGCACATCATCTTTTAATAGATCTTCTAAAACGCAAATAAACTTAGGCACACAAAATAATAGTGGATTCGTTATTGGGTCGGATTCAGCTGGGGTGCGCGGTATTTTGACACCATTTGCTGGGGTTTTTTCGGCAACATCAATAGATTTAATCCATGATCTTTATTTGGAAACACTAGGAGTCGGTTTACCGCTACCATGAGTTACGAAACCACAGACCGCATTATTACTGTAGTGCCTGAAGCCGTGCAAACGCTCTTCTCACAACTTTTAGCGCAATACGGCGAAGCCCTTCCAGACGCAGGACGCCAGATCGTCACAATCGGCGGGCATTGGGATGACGCCGACAAGACCCGTATCCGCGCTGCCAGCCTGACGAACGGCACGATCACAGGCCAGCTACTAACTAATGGCAAATTAGCATTTCGTTGCTTGTGGCAAGCTGACTTGGCAAAAGATTTTGACGATGGCAAAGTTGCTGGTGTGGAAGAAATTACACAAGAGCAATTAACCGCATTAACCCCGAATCCCGAAGAGCTATGAGCATCGAAGAAATCCCAAGGCGTAGAGGCATGGAGCGCGGAGTAAAACTCACGATGAGTGAGTTGATTGCGGGGGTTGCCCTGATGATTACTTTGTTTTCGGCCCTCAACGGCTGGATTGTTCTGCCAGAGCAGATGAGACACATCCAAACCAATGATGCCAAGCAGGATGCGCGGATTGAGATGATCAATAAGGAGAACCAAGAGAGATCTGAGACACTAGCCCGAATTGACGAGCGCACAAAAAGAATCGAAGATTACTTGAAATCCCAAGGATTCTAGTCTAGCTTTAAACATATGAAATCATTCCTAGCAAAACTGGCGGGCATTCCTTCCCTTATTTGGAATTTTTATGCCCCCATCCTCAAACAAATCATCGTTGATGGAGCTTCGGCCCTTCTTCCTTTGGCTTTGGACATTGTTCGTGAATTGGCAGATACCAGCAAAACTGGGGCACAAAAACGCGAAGCTGCCGTTAAAAAGCTCACCACTGCCGCTGTTCGCAATGGCATTGCTGCCTCCGAGTCCCTGATCCGATTCACTGTTGAGTCGGCGGTTCAGAAGATTAAATCCGAGGAATAATCAAATGAAAGATAAGATCCTTGCATTTCTTGTCTCCAAGTCGGGAGGATTTCTCACCCCCCTCATTGCCGCTGGTATTGCGGCCCTTGTCTCCAAGCTTGCCATGGTTGATCCCAAGCTGGCCGAATCCGTCGATCAAGTGAGCCTCACTGGATTCATTGTGGCGTTCATTATCTCCATTGTTAATTACGTCACTAACGAGGCAAATGTCAAGGGCGTTAAGAAAATCCAAGCATTGGTAAATACAGACGTTGACGGAGTTGCTGGCCCGATCACCT